AGGCTCCTCAACCACAAGGTGGCGCTCGTAAGAGATCGTTTTGTGCTAGGATGTCTGGTATGCCTGGTCCTATGAAAGATGAAAAAGGTAGACCTACTCGTAAGGCTGCTTCTTTAAAAAGGTGGAAGTGCTAATGACAAAATATTTTGAAAATATAGATGAACATACTAAGCATTTAATAGATGGGGTTTCGGTGGCAACGGTTATGGGAACATTAATGAGCTGGTTACCAGCAATCGCAGCACTCTTCACTATTATATGGACAGCTATTCGTATTTACGAAACTAAAACCATACAAGGTTGGTTAAAAAAAGGTAAGTAATATGAAAGCATTTATAGATAAAATATTTAAAAAAAGAAAATCAGATGCTGAACAAATTGAAGAAAATAAAAAAATACTTGCAGAACAAATTGAAACAAGTATTAAAGAAAAAGTAACACAAGATGCAGTAGAAGCAATAATTGAAGAAGTAAAAGAAGATATTAAAAAAGAAACTAAAGTAGAAGTTCAACACAATTTAAAATCCAGATACAAAGGTTAATTAAATGCCAAGTAAATCTAAAAAACAACACAACTTAATGGCTCTAGTTGCAAACGACCCAAAAGCAGCCAAACGACTAGGTATTCCAAAATCAGTAGGAGAAGAGTTTATGAAAGCAGATAAAGGCAAGAAGTTCGGATCAGGCGGAGCACTTAAAGCAGTTGACTCAAGTGACAATCCTGGATTATCAAAATTACCAACGGAGGTTAGAAATAAAATGGGCTACATGAAAAAAGGCGGTATGGCTAAAAAAGGTATGAAAGAAGGCGGCATGGCAGACATGGCACAAGATAAAAAGATGGCTAAAAAAGCTGTAGGCATGCATGAAAAACAACTTCATGAGGGAAAGAAATCTGATTTAACTAAGCTTAAAAAAGGCGGTATGGCTAAAGGTTGTGGTTATTCTAAAGGCGGTCAACTTGCTAAAGCTAATGGTATTGCTGTTAAAGGTAAAACTAAAGGCAAGATTTGCTAAGGAGAATAGTATGGCAGTTATTGAAAAAATGAAAAAGTTTGTTAGAGACATTACACCTCCATCAAAAGAACAAAAAGCTAAGATTGAAGAAAAGCAAATGAAAATGGAAGAAATGAAAGATCCAGAAGCTTATCGTAAAAATAAAGCTATGTACGATGTAAGTACAGAAGTTAAGAAGTTTGATGAGAATTATAAAAAAGGCGGAAAAATAACAGCCGCTAATTATGATAAAGAGTATGGCAAAATATATCGTAAAGCTGTTAAAAAAATGTCTTCTGGTGGTACCGCTTCTTCTCGTGCTGATGGCTGTGCTACAAAAGGCAAAACAAGAGGAAAAATCTGCTAATGAGACCTTCACGTGGTATGGGCGCTATAAAGAAAACTAAGATTCCTAGTGCTACTGAGAATAAAATGCCTAAAGGCGTGGTTAAAAAACGTCGTGATAATACGGACTTTACTCAGTATAAAGAAGGTGGCAAAGTAAACGCTGCAGGTAACTACACAAAGCCGTCACTTCGTAAAAGAATTGTGTCTCAAGTAAAAGCTGCTGCAACACACGGTACAGGCGCTGGTCAATGGTCAGCTCGTAAAGCTCAGTTAGTAGCTAAGAAATATAAAGCTGCAGGCGGTGGATATAAGTGAGTGCATTAGCTAAACCACAACGTTCACTAAAAGCATGGGGTGAACAAAAGTGGACAACTAAGTCTGGTAAAAAGTCTAGTGAAACAGGTGAAAGATACTTACCAGAAAAAGCAATTAAAGCATTAAGCCCTCAAGAGTATGCTGCTACAACGAAGGCTAAAAGAGCAGGTAAAGCTAAAGGTAAACAGTTTGTAGCTCAACCTAAATCAATTAAACAAAAAGTAAAACCTTATAGAAGAGTTAAATAATGGTAGATAGAACCACAGGGCAGACGAGTTTTAACTTAGATTTAAATAATCTTGTTGAAGATGCATTTGAACGATGCGGACAAGAATTACGTACTGGATATGAACTACGTACTGCACGACGTTCACTAAACCTACTTACTATTGAGTGGGCTAATCGTGGTATTAATATGTGGACTGTGGAACCTGGTCAAATTAATTTAAACCAAGGTCAAATTATGTATGCGTTGCCTACTGATACGATTGATTTGTTAGACATGGTGACTAGAACCGGTACAGGATCAAACCAACAAGATATTAATATTAACCGAATATCCGAATCTACCTACATTACGATACCTAATAAGAATGCAACGGGTCGTCCTATACAAGTGTGGATTAATAGACAGAGTGGTCAAGAGAACCCTACTGATTTGTATACAGATGGTGCAGTTACTGCAACGGCTACTACGATTAACTTAACTTCTATTGTAGGATTAGCGCAGTTTGGCTTTATTAGATTAGATAACGAAACCATTCAATATGGCGGACTTACAACGACAACAAGTGGCTCTACAACATACTACCAACTAACTGGATGTATACGTGGTGTTAATAACACGGTGGCTGCAACACATACTACGGCTACTAGAGTATTTGTACAGAACTTACCTACAGTCAATGTATGGCCAGCACCGGATCAAAGTAATTTTTATCAGTTTGTGTATTACAGATTAAGACGAATTCAAGATGCAGGTAGCGGTATCTCAGTAGAAGATATTCCGTTTAGATTTATTCCTTGCATGGTTGCAGGGTTAGCTGCGTATTTAAGTATGAAGTTACCTAATGTATCTCCTGATCGTATTCAGATGTTAAGAGCAGATTATGAAGCAGCGTTCCAATTAGCAGCTGACGAGGATAGAGAAAAAGCAAGCGTTAGGTTTGTGCCTAGAGATATGAGTTACATAAGGTAGACGATGCCAACTAAATTTGCCAGCGCCAAGAACTCGATTGCACAGTGTGATCGCTGTGGATTTAGATTCAAACTAAAACAACTTAAAACATTGGTTATTAAGACCAAAAATGTTAATATACTTGTATGTCCTGAGTGTTGGGAACCGGATCAACCACAGTTAAGCTTAGGCCTATACCCAGTTAACGATCCGCAAGCAGTGCGTAACCCAAGACCTGATAGTCCTAGTTATTATCAGTCAGGTTTAAACGGTTTACAAACGGACGAAACAACAGGAACTTCTACATCACAAACAGGTGTTCCGTTGATGGGCAGTAGAATCATACAGTGGGGCTGGAATCCAGTAGGTGGCGCTAGTTATTTCGATGCACCATTAACACCTAATGACTTAGTAGGAACAAGTGTACTAGGTGATGTAACAATATCAATATCTTAAGGAGAAGTAAAATGGCATATAAATCAGGCGCAGACGGTATTACTAAACAAGGTAAAACCAAAGGTCGTAACTTAGGTGACGACGGAGCTAAAGTAGGTATCGAAAAAGGCCCTAAACATGCAGGTTCTAAAGGCGGTAAAAAGAACATTGACATGAAAACTATGGGTCGTGGTATGGCTAAAATTGCAGCACAGAAAAAAGGATAAATATTATGGCAGAATATAAACAACCAGTAGATGTAGCAAACGCAGACATTTATTTTTCACAAGATCCTAACAAGTTAAAAGCACAAGACCTTAATAAAGGTACGGGTGTACAACGTGTAAGTGCAGGAGATCCTGGTTCTAAGGCTATCAATAGACATGGTGAACTTGAGACTCGCGGTAATGGCGCAGCAACTAAAGGCCGTAAAGCTAGAGGTCCAATGGCGTAATCATGGCTTTAAATTATTCTCAGCTTGTTGTTCAAATACAGGACTACACAGAAAATACGTTTACAACTACGGATATGAATAACTTTATCCGCCAAGCAGAACAACGTATCTATAATACTGTACAACTTCCTGCATTAAGAAAAAATGTAACAGGAACATTAAGTACCGGGAATAAATATTTAGCGATGCCTGCTGATTGGTTGGCTACGTTTAGCTTAGCTGTTATTAATCCAAGTAACGAGTATCTATATCTTTTAAACAAAGACGTAAATTTTATTAGGCAATCATTTCCTGATACTGATTCAGCTTTTTATGGTCAGCCTCAATACTATGCTGTATTTGATAATACTACGTTTATTGTAGGCCCTACACCCGATGCTGCTTATGCAGCGGAACTTCATTACTTCTACTATCCTGAATCTATTGTAACAGCAGGTACTTCATGGTTAGGTAATAACTTTGATTCTGTACTTTTATATGGTTCATTACTAGAAGCCTACACTTACATGAAGGGCGAAAAAGATGTGCTTGATAATTATAGGGCTCGTTATGATGAAGCGATGTTATTACTCAAACAATTAGGTGATGGCAAAGATAGACAGGATGCATACCGCTCAGGTCAAGTTAGATACCCAGTTCAATAAAGGAAACTAAATTGGCAATCGGACAAACACTAGCAACAAGTTTTAAAGTTGAAATCTTAGATGGTATACATAATTTTGGTGTAGGCGTTATTCGTGCAACTACTGCGGCGGATACATTTAAAATAGCTTTATATAGCACATTAGCTACGCTTAACTCTACAACAACAGTATATACAACACAGGATGAAGTTACAGGTACAGGCTATGTAGCAGGGGGTAACACATTAGTTATTTCTCAAGCGCCTACCTCAACAAATACTGAAACAGTGGCATGGTTAAACTTTGAGAATTCAAGTTGGGCTAACGCTACCTTTTCAGCAGACGGTGCTTTGATATATAATAGCACTCAAGGTAACAAAGCAGTAGCAGTATTAAATTTTGGAGGTACTAAAACTACAGCCAATCAAACATTTACAGTAACATTCCCGGCGTCTACATCAAACGCTGCAATTATAAGGATCACATAAATGACAACAGTATCTTCTGTATTTTCAGAAGCACCGCAAGTAAAAGTAAGTAATGTAAGACCGTTAGAAAAAGATTTATATAAGATGATGTGGGATAGACCGGAGTATAGAGTTGTAGCTCCTGGTGAACACATTGCACA